GGTCACCCACCGCAGCAGCAAAGTCTGATGCTAGATTGTATTGCAGCAGTCCGCGATATCGTGTGCTTCCATTGTCTCCTGATTCACCGCCAACCTTGATGTACTCTTTTGATCGTGGCAGAACAAGATCACGGGTTTCGGTGTCCGCAACGGAATGGAAAGACTGCGTTGCAGGCTCATAGAGTGTTTTTGAGTTCGTGACTGGACCTGTTACAAGATATGTGTCGAAATCGCCCCTTGCGGCGTTTCCTGTTATCCGTAAAGTAACAGGAACTTCAGCGATATCAAAGTGTTTGTTCAGGCTGATGAAGTTGCGATTTTTGAACATTCGGTTGGCTCACGAAGCGTAGAACGAGAAGGTCATTCCCTGTGATGTGTTGTTTGGGGCAAAGCCCGAAGAATACGCAGGATAGAATACTTGAATTTTGCTGATGTTGTCCACATCAAAGAACATCTCTTCTCCGTGATACAGGATATAAGAAGCCGTTCCGCTTGTAGCACCGTACAGCGCGGCATCCGATACCGACATTACACACAGGAACTGATTGGACGAAGCCGTTGTTCCCGAAGCAACACGCGCTGTCTTGATGCGAACGCCAGAGCCACAAGTGAATCCTGATCCAGAGTTAAACTCGTTCAGGTTCTTTGCAGCAAATCCCACGAATCCTGTTCGTGACATGAACGAGGGCTGTTGCTTGGAACCCACAAGAGTAACTGCCATCGAAGACTGCGATGTTACTGATGCCCCGTTTGCAACAACGGAGTTTCCTAGAAGAGCAAGTTGTGTGCCAAGATTGTCGCGGACAAGTGTGTAGATGGACGAAGCGTCATTGAAGTCAAACGCACCAACCGACACAGAATCGGAGTACAGAGCCTTCTTCATTGCAATCAAGAAGTCGGTGTTTGTCTTGACTTGCTGAACTGAAGTGTTCAGTGTGGTGGTTGCAGTGGATGTTGGAATATCAAGATTGGGGATTTCAATCGGTAAGTATCCACCCGAATAGCCCTTGACAATTACTGGACCATTGAGTGTGTCACCCGCAACCCATAACCCAACAGTTGCTGCGCTTGAACCCGCAACAGGAACTGGATTGTACGCAGCCTGCGAGATGCCGATGCCTGTGCTGAATGTGGCGTATGCGTTGAAAGAGAACCCCGAATTGACGAGGTACATATTGACTGCCGAGCCGCACCATCCTGCACCTGTTGTACCACCCACTTGCGTGAGTGTGCCAGCGGGTCCAACTGCGACATTCTGGTAAACGGGAACCGTAGCCTTGGATTTGTTGTCTGTTGCGCCCTGACCAACAATCGTAACGGTGTCAGCCGTGTAGTCAAGATTGCGAATATCAAGATCCGCAGCAGACACCGTGATTCCCGCCGAAGTCTTGATGTTTACATTCAGGGCATTGGATTCGGCGTAGATGGGAGCAACACCTGTTCCCGTGAATCCAAATAGTCCTGTGGACACGGTGGAAGCAGTTCCGCCGCCGTACACGGTGATGTTGTCGGTGGCTGCGGTGATGCCGCGAATGCTGAAGTTTGAAGCCTGCACATAAACTGCGGTTGCGCCAGTAACTCCAAATATTCCAATGTTGGATGTGGACGAAAGGCTTACAGGTAGTGCGGCACTAACGGTGATGCCGATGGGGTATCCGCTGGCAATGCCCTGAACGCCCACATAGTCTGCGCCGCTGGTGCTGCCCGTGCTGTCGCCGCCGTATAGGGTGCGTACATCAAGATCGGTGGCGGCAACGGTAAGGGTTCCCACCGTGATGCCCACGGCTTCCCCGCCTGAAACACCCACCACGGTGAGCGATGTGCCTGTCGTGCCCACAATGGTGGTGGCAAGGCTGTAGTAGCCTGACGGAGCAAGATATTCGTACTTGGTCCACGAGCCGCATAGACCCACTGGCAGGGGCGCAGAGGCATTTACATATGTTACTGTGTCGTTTGCACCATACGCGATCTTGACAATCTGATGATGTGCAGTTTCTCCTGCACCTACAGGCTTGACATAATCGGCGGCTATGGTATAAGTAGTACCACTGGTAACTATCGTGTAGTTGTCGCTGGTCGCTGCCATTTGCTTCTCCGCTTTTGCAGTGTCGTGGGCAAGTCAAGGACTAAATAAGAGTACTCTTCTATGTATATTTCCGAAAGTAAACCTGTCATGGACATCAACAACATCCGTTTCCCCCGTGAAGTAGAAAATCATGTAAAGGTATACGAGGTTTCGTATATTGACGCAGTGCTTGCTGTGTGTGAACAGTTTGGAATAGAGCCGCAAGTCGCCGCCAAGTTCTTGAGTAAGCCCATTATTGAAAAAATCAAGGCTGAAGGACAAGAACTGAATCTGCTTCCGAAAAAGTCAAAACTACCTGTTTGACCTTGACACACTGCTATTGTGTGGTATTATCCATACATAGTTGTGGCTGATTTCTACATCACACACATTAACACACACAGTACAAATAGTACAAGGAGACACGCATGGGATTCAAAGACCTAAAGTCCGCTTCCAAGAACGCATATCAGACTCTTTCGTCCGAAATGGACAAGATGGCAAAGAAGTCTGAGTCCTACAAGGACGACCGTATGTGGAGAGCGGAAACCGACAAGACTGGCAACGGCTACGCCGAGATTCGCTTTCTACCCGCACCCGATGGCGAGGATCTGCCGTGGGCGCGTGTTTGGAACCACGGTTTCCGTGGTCCAGGTGGTTGGTACATTGAGAACTCCCTCACGACCATTGGTCTGAAGGATCCAGTGTCTGAAATGAACTCGCAATTGTGGGCTAGCGGATCGGATGACGACAAGAAGATTGCGCGTGATCGCAAGCGCAAGTTGTCGTACATCAGCAACATTCTTGTTGTCAGCGACCCCAAGAATCCGCAGAACGAGGGAAAGGTGTTCCTGTTCCGCTACGGCAAGAAGATTTTTGAGAAGATTCAGGAAGCCATGAATCCGCAGTTCCAAGACGAGAAGCCCATGAATCCGTTTGACTTTTGGAACGGTGCAAACTTCAAGTTGAAGATTCGTCAGGTTGAGGGCTACACTAACTACGACAAGAGCGAGTTTGCTGCGCCTTCGGCTATGCTTGGTGGCGATGACGCTGCTCTTGAGAAGTTGTGGAAGACGGAGTTCTCCCTGAAGGAGTTCACTGATCCCAAGTCGTTCAAGTCGTATGATGAACTCAAGGCTCGTCTTGAACAGGTGCTTGGCGGAAACATCCGCGCCACCTCTTCAGAGTCGGGTTTCAAGGGTGGTGCAGAGAAGGCTGCGTTTGATGATGAGGATACGGTTCCCGCTGCGAAGAAGCCTGCGCCGCAGGCGGCTCCCAAGAAGAGTGTGAAGGAGAGCGTCAGCAAGGATGATGACGACACGGAGGATGCACTCTCTTACTTTGAGAAGTTGGCAAGCGAAGACTAAATAGCAGTGACTTTCGGTTTCGCAGCAAGGGGCGCACTTCGGTGCGCCCCTTTGTTTTATGGAACCATAGAGAATGCTTGCATCTGCTTCTGCGTGGGTTCGTTGTTCCGAATCCGCAGATCGTCATTAAAGTTGTTGTTTGTGGTGCTGATCTTGGTCTGAATGTTTGCGTTATTGTTGGTGTTTCCGCCAGCAGGAGCCGCTGCCGCACTACGAGCATCACTCAATGCGTTCTGTTCTGCGGAGTACTGATTCACCAACTTGCCCATTGTGGTGTTGGCTGTAGCAGGGGCAACAATGTTTCCTCGTACTGCTCCGATTCCTTGTCCTCCTGCTGCTCCACCCTTCACGGATTCGCGTGAAGCACTAATCTGATCAACTTCCTTTTGACGAGCAGGATCCTTTGCGACAGTACCTGTAGAATCAGTTTCTATGCCACCGCTTCCATCGGGATTCATGCCGACAAAATTACCAGATTTCTTTGCGGCTGTTTGTTTTATGAACTCATTTTTTTCTCTTTGAATATCTTCCGCAAGTCCAGACATATTTGGAATTACGCCTTTGAATGTAGACATTCCAGCCATAGCGGTCTTTTCGGCGGGATTTTTAGCCGCTCCTACATCATCAGCATAAGGATCAGCAACTTTTCCTCCTGCTGCTATGGATGCTTCTACCTCAGAATTAAATTTATTCACTCTATTATTTTCAAGGCTCTCTTCTTCTCTATCCCTTCTTCTGCGTGGCATACCAGCAACCATGTTCGCTCTTGACTTAATTTCGTCGGCGTTCTTCCCCTGCTTTGCCCAATCTTTTAGATTGGGGTAACTATCCCAAAAATCAGTGTTATCAAATACCGATAGATCATCAACGCCTTCTCCTGTGCTTGATTCATCACCGTCTACTGAAATCAGTGAACCAACACCAGGAATTGCAGCCACCATGTCATAGAACTTGGTGGGACCAATCTGTTCCGCAAGCAGTTCCGCAATTTTTCCTCCCACCCATGCTCCACCAATAGTACCAATTAGTGTTCCGAGTCCAGGAATTGGAATGAGTGTTCCT